CGATGTCAATTTGGCGGCGTTGGACGTGTTTCTTAGGTTTTTCCAAGATGTGTGCAACAGTACTGCCTCGGCTAAGCCGGGTAGTCTTGGCCTTTCCTTGGATTTGGACGGAAAAGTGTCCATCGATCAATTGGTGTGCAGCGAAGAAGTGAAGAACTCAGTTGTTGCCGGGCTGGTACAGAAAGTGGAAAAAGAGATGCTGGAAGCAATTCAAGTCCACATGGAAATGGCGGCAGCCGAGTTGAAAGCGTTGGCTGTCGCTGACGAAATGAAGTTGAAGGAGGCCGAAAATAAGCGAACAGCAGAACATCAAGCTGCTCTTGCTTTAGCTCAGGCCAAGGACTTTGAGTTGCGACAACAGCTTGCTGAGCTGTCTGCCAAATTGCAGTTAGTGGAAAAAGAGTTGCAAGCCAAAGCAAAGGTTGTGGAAACGCAAGTCGCGATTCCTGAATCCAATAACGTGGAAGGCTTCACTATGTCCCAGGAGAATTGGAATGACGTGCATGCCGTTGGCAAGTATTTTGAGCCGTTCAAAGGGCGTTATTTTCACCAAAACCTGCTAGTTGGGCAATGGAATGACAAAGCCTGCTATGGAGACATGGAAAAGATTTTGTCAACCGTTTCGACCGCAGTAGATTTTGGCTTGCCCGAATCAGAGGAGCATACAGGCTTGTTGGAACCGCATCCCACTTATGAGTATATTGAGAAGACCATTCGCAAATTCATTGCAGAGCAAAACAAGTTTGGTCACAAGTCGTTTTTGTTGGTTGGTGATTCCACCTTTCGGTCTAGCATCTCGAGGTGGGACACATCAAGGTTTTGCTCAGCAGTTGTGGAAGGAATTGAGGGCGCGACTCTTTGGATGGAAAACGTCTCTGGATCGTCCTTTGGCCACACGAACCCGGAAAAGAGCTTCCTTTCTCAGCTTTATGCTAGTACAGAGAAAGATTGGCGATACGATGTCGTGTTGTTGGTCGGAGGATGGAATGACGGGAGACTGTCTGAAGAAGTGTTGAGAAACATGGGAGTGTTCCATGAGCGGCTTATTGATCTGTTTGAAGTGCACGCACCAAAGCAAGTTATTGCAGCTCCACCTGGGCTACCAACCTGGTTAGAAAAAGTGGTCCTTGAAGAGCCGAAGACGTTGCCACGGTCATTTGGGCCCCAGACAACAAATGTAAGCACTACCGTGACGATGGGCAAAGTTGAAGCCCAATGTATAAAGATCGAAAAGACAGAAGATGCGTGGTTCAGTGCGCTGAACAAGTTTTGCAATGGCAAATTGGATAAGGTGGTGGAGTTCTTGGGATTCAGCCACGACGCCTCAATTCAGGTGTCGAGTTTTAACGTGCCGAAGGCAATGTTGACCCGCAGAAGCCCAGAGTCTACCAGTTCCGTGATGCCAACTTTCTCTAGTAAGATCCCAGAAACAAATGTGGACGCCCAAGGTAAGCTGCGCGAGATGATCTCCAGCGACGAAGATGTGGCAGAGACCCATGCAACACTA